CCATCGACCTTGCAGATAATGACATCACCCGACTTGCAGCGAAATTCGACGTAGGAGCCTGTAACGACGCTTCTCAACTGCTCGTCTGTCAAAAATGTATAATCACCCATCCGTGAAATAATCGCGCCCGAAATGGCCTCCTTCTGTTCCTTGGTGGTGCCTTTTGCGAATAGTGCGCGAACGTCTTCAAGGATCTCGCCCTTCGTCTTCACACCACCTGCCGAAAACATATCCGTTTGTCCCTCCGCCGCATCCTTCGCCTGATGGTTATAGACGGCTAACAGTTTCTTTAACTGTGCATCCTTCCTGTCGTTCAGGACGTCGGCAATGAGCAAAACAATATCGTTTGAATAGTCCGCAACAGTACCACCGCCGAAAATGTTCATCTGCCTTGCAAATGCGGAAACCCTTTCGCCGTCCTTATAGTCGCCTTCCTTCCTCGCCTGATAGCAAAGGGAAACAGCCTCCGAAATCTCCTTAGACAGCGTATAACCGTCACCCAAAACCAGATTATTAGACACCTCGCCCAATGCGATAATAACAGACCTCCGCACGTTCTTATAACTCGTAATCATACGCACCGAGTCAGGGCTGCAGGCGAACACCTTTCCGATTAATACGTTTTCAAGTAGTTCCCTGCCTGAAACGGAAATACCGTCACCGTCGAACATTTCAGCGTATTGCATAGACGAAAGCACACCACAGGCGCGCAAATCGTTGATAACTCTCGTTGCGGCCTCCGTACAGGCATAGAAATCAGAAAGAGTCTCAAAGGCGTTAATAGTACTTACTGCCCTGCCGAAAGTCTCGTTATCTACCAATTTCCCGTACTTCACTGCCTGCTCCGTCTTCGACTGTCCTTTCATTTCCTGACTGTTGAACCTTGCAAACGTCGCCACCGTATATGGCAAATTGTCCTTAATCTCAAAAACGATACGGGGATGAGCGAAAACGGTAACAGCGTCCACCGAAAAACCGTAGTTCTGGCAATACTCCCGCAGATAGTCGATATATGCGCCATCCGTATTGTCATTTGCAGCCAGTTCGCCCGCCATGGTACGACCATTTCCCGAAAGTACCACACCATCCGGCGAAACGATAACAGGCGACTGGATCGCCCTTGCATCGTAACTCCGTGCAATATTGCGGGTGATCTGCTGCGCCTCCGCGTCCCTCTGGTAGTCCCTATCGTTGACGGTTCCGCCGTTCACATCCACAGGGAAACCCTCCGAAGGTGCAAAGCCCAGCAAGGCATTGTGTGACGGTGTAACGCTGCCACAGCCGCAGAGGACATAACGCCCATTGATCGCCGTACCGTCCGCCATAGTCAGGACATTGACAAGGCCGTAAACCTTCTGCGCCTGCTGCCATCGTTCGCGTATAGTCTCGAAATCTGTCATAACTGATTAAATTATACCGTTTTAAAATACTGATATGTTCAACTTATCACCAACAAAATAATAACTCCTGAAATCGCCGTTTTTAGCGTCTGTGATGGTTGCACGGTTGCGGCGATCCCTTGCCAGGTGCTCAAATATTGCACCTTCCGCAGCAGAGAAACACGAAACCCAGAAATTTAGCACTTCCTTTGCACCGTTCTTTAACACTACATTGTAACCCATATCTTTGTTATTTGTCCGTTAATACTGTTTTTAGCCCTTCTGACTGCGTTTTATATTCCTGGTGGGTAATTATCCCGCAAAGGATATTTAACGCCCTGAAATCAGCCCTTTCTCACTCTCTTTGCCTCATCCCAGAACATAAACAGGATGCAGCCTATTAAATACGCTAAGAACATAATAAAGCCCTCCATTCATTAAATTATCTGTTCTCGTAGTCATAATCGGCGTAACGGTTTGCGACCTCCTCCAGGGCGAACCAGGCGAACACATTATAAATACTTGTGAGATCGTCGTCGTACCTACCATATAAAGCGCGGGCGATATCTCCCTGATCGTAGTCCTTCAAACCATTGAAACTGCATACCATCTGCAGAACGTTTTCGCCAAGTTCCCACGCAAGTTGCTCCATGTGCGCGGTGATCTTTTTACGATACGCCCGCCAGAACTTTACAGTTTCACTGTAATAGATGAAACCACTAAAGCCAGCAGCAGCGCCACAATAAGAGCGGCTAATATTCTCCAACTCATCCCAGAACTCCGGCATATTAACGCCCAACTGATTCTTAACGGGAACAACCAAAGCGGCAAGAGTTTCACCGCAATACTCCTTAAATCCTTTTAAAGTTTTCATAATCACTAATTTTTTATTGTTTGACTTATTGTTATTTAAAATATTATTCGTACCTTTGCAGCGCACTAATTTTTAGTGTTTGACTTTCGCCCTGGTTCTCCGTGATGGATCGCCAGGGCTTTTGGTTTAGCCATTTAACGGCCTGCAATTGTTTATTATCTTTGTTTCCCAGTTATCACCGCCAAAAGTTAAAAGAGTGCGTAATAGACCAAAAGCACCGTCAACGGCTTTTAACTGGGTTTTTTGTACCTGAATGGAAAAAACGAAATCTATAACTACTTTAAAAGATACGCCGTTAATAGTTAAAACATCATTAGAAGAGTTTACGTTATAAACGTATTCTTTACCATTATATGCAGTCTTTTTCCGGGCTGTACTCTTATTCTCGCAAAAATAGTCTAATTCTATATCGCACTGGCGGAAAGTACGTGAAGTTGTCAGACCATTTGAACCGCGGAAAGATACAATATAATAAAAGTAACCGTTTTCGCAAAAAACGTCTTTTATCAGTCCGTTGTAAAATCTTACCGGGCTTTTGTCCGTATAACTAACAGACTGGCCTATAGAAAACGCCTGCACTTCATTTCCATTTTGTGCACAATTCACTAAATTTGCACCCTCAACGGCTGCAGTTTTAAGACTCTTGTAATTGCTTTCGAAATTAATCATAATACACTAAATTTTAATGTTTGACTTCCTTTTATTTCTCTGATGCAAAGATACTACATTATATTTATACTACCAAATATTTACGGCACAAATTTAAGCAAAAATATACTTTTTCACGCTTTTTCTTGCAAGATCCAAAATAAAACACTACTTTTGCAACATCAGAGATTACAATTTATAGTATTATTTAATCATTCAAAACAACATCAAAAATGGCACTAACAAACTACACAGCAGACACACTGCAGATCTGCAAGGCCTACAACATGGAACCAAACCAAGTTATATTGTCTTTCGCCCTGGCTGCAGGAGCACCACCAGCAGACGCATACAGAGTTACACACAACATTAAGGCCGGAACAACAGCCGAAGAGTGTGAGACACTATGCAACGCCCTGATAACATCAAGACCAGGAATAAAGATTATTATTAATAGAATCAAGAACAAACAAAACCCGGCAACATACCACAAACAAGAACAACGCACACTAACAGCCAGGGATCAAATAAAAGAGATAGAGGAAAGCATGAGCGAGGAGGAAAGGGACGAATTCAAAACGCGTTCCGGACTGATTGAAAAAATCATAACACAAAGTACATTAACGAGCGGAAAGGATGCAATTTCGGCACTGCAAACACTTGCAAAACTACAGGGATTTGATAAACCGGACGAGGATCAACAAGAGGAAAAGAGAAGTTATTTCCTGCCCTGGGTGTCTCACTGCAGATCCTGTGCGCTGATGAAGTTATACCAAAAGACAATTAACGAGAAACAGCCAAAAGAGGGGTGATTTACTTTATTTTATAGGTATAAAATCAACCACAGGCACCCCCAGCGACGTACCCCACCCCCCAATTTATATATATATACCACGCATTCGTTCCTCCTCAAAATTTTTCCCTATTTTTTCCAAAATTTTTTCTCCCATTTTTTGGGGATGTTTTTTGTGTTATAGGTTTGGGGTTATCTGGTTGTTGCAGGTTGTTTTGGTTTATATTATGGTTTATTTGTTGTTTGTAGGTAGATAAAGTCCTCCTTCGCCATTGAGGCTTGGAGTCCTTTTAAGGTAATTTGTTTTACGATTAGTAGTTTTCTGTACATTTTTCTTCAGAGTTTATCTAACATTGTCTATATTTTGTTGTTTTTGGGATTTTGGTTATTGTGTGTTTATACATTATTATATAATATATATATATTATTTTAATAATATTTAACTTCGTTAAATATATATAAAGAAAAGAAAAATAAATAAAAGAAAAGAAGTGTGGATTTTGTAAGGAAATGAGAAAATGGGATATTTTGGGATGTGCTTGTTTTTTACTATGATTAGTTATTTTGATAGGTGATGTTTATAGTGTTTTGCGTGTTTTTTCGGCAAGTTTTTATCTTGTATTGCCTATTTTTTAGTGTATGGTTGGGTAGTTTTGGGTATTTGGAATATTGGATTGTTTTTTCTATCTTTGCAGCCATAAAATTTAAGCCGCATAATATATAAGGAATATGGGAAAGTTTATCATGGGCATAGATCCTGGTCAGGGGAAGTCGACTCACGGAGGCATCGCCGTTCTTGGTCTTGACGGTTCTGTCGTGGATGTCGTTGTCATGCCCGATACTATGAGCGATGTCTGCGAGTTCGTCAAGGACGTCCTCTATACGTCCGAGAACGACGGCCATGAGGTGGTGGCCTATCTTGAGGATGTTGGTCATGGCATGCCGGGTCAGAGTTCGTCTACCACTGCGAAGTTCGCGCGTCACTGCGGCCATCTCGAGATGTGCCTGTATGCCCTTGGCATAAGGACGGTGACGTGTACTCCCCAGAAGTGGCAGAAGATGTACCAGATGCCGAAGGGCGGCGAGTACAAGGAGCGCAAGAACATCATCAAGTCGAAGGCGCAGCAGATGTTCCCGAGGCTTGGCAGGAAGGTGAGCCTCTTCACCGCAGATGCGTTGTTGATTGCGGAGTACGGACGTAAGCAGGAGATAGGGAAATGACGCTGAAGAAGGACAGGAAGGGGCCGTGTTGGATACTGAGCCACCAGAGGTGCGGCATCACCGAGTCGATGTTCCTCACGGACGACGAGATAGAGGAGTTGCAGGATTTATTGTTGTGTATATGAGCATAGTATTCAGGAACAGGCAGGGTCAGGCCATAAAGACCTGGTGTAACATGGAGTATTCGGGTCACGGCATGCCGATGATGGGTGATGTCGTGCTGCTCCACTGGGGTGACCATGGCGGGCAGGAGGAGGCGTACAGGGTCGTCTGCCGCGTCTTCGACGGCAGGGATATGGGTGTGGTTGTACTTATTGTTGAGAGATATGAGGAATCTGAGGATTGATGAACTTTCTGTTGGCTCATGGGTACAGGTGCTGCATGAGGACAGGTTCTCGGGGCCGATGCGTGTCACGGGACTCTTCGACGGCGGTGGCATGTACATCGAGTGCGTGGGGCATCAGGGCGACCCGTTCGACGCTAAGGTGTCCGAGGTGTGCCCTGTGATGATGGACGAGCGTTCCATGCGCGGCTTCGGTTTCGTGCGTGTCGCCAAGGGCGAGAACGTGTGGATGCGCTCCTTCGGCGACATACGCCTTACGGTGTCGCTAAGGTACAGGAACGGTGTCCAGGAGTGCCGCAGGGCTGCCATCAGCGGGCGCTTCGCCTGCTGGAACGAGGAGATACGCTACATACACGAACTGCAGAGGTGGTGGACGGACAAGGTGCTGCTGCCATACGGCGTGGAACTTGACATGCGGTGGAGGGAGCCGCAGACGGAAACGGAGGAACTGGAATAGTATGGAAAGAAGGAAATACGACATGCTCCTTGAGGAGATCTGGGGCATCATAATGGCGGAGTACGACGGCAAGGACATCGACCTGGCCGTGAAGATACGCTCTCCCTATGAGCGTGTAGGTACTATCACGGAGATACTGCGCAATGGCTTCGAGAAATCGTCGCTGTCGCGCTTCAACGGCTCGCTGTACTGCTTCACGGGGCAGATATACGAGATGCTGTCATGGCGTGACGTGAGGAATATCACGCATGACCTGATGAAGAGGATGAGATGCCCGATGTCTGACTTCCAGCGCAAGGATGTCATCGTCCGCGACGTGATAGACGTCCTCGAGAAGACGCAGATGGAGGTGCGCAACGAGGTGGTGGTGTTCAACAACTGCGTCCTCGACACCGACACGATGAAGACCTACCCGCACTCCAAGGAGATGATACAGGTGACGAAGGTGGACTACGACTACGACCCTGATGCGAAGGTGTTCATGTGGCATCAGTTCCTCAACGAGGTCCTTCCCGACAGGCAGCGCCAGAGGATACTGCAGATGTTCCTCGGCGCGGTGTTCGTTGACCGTTCCATTGCGAAGATAGAGACGATGCTCATCCTCAAGGGCAGCGGCAGCAACGGAAAGTCCGTGGTCTTCGAGACGGTGATGGGTGTCCTCGGGCGCGACAACGTAAGCAACTTTGGCCTCGGCGTGATGCTCTCAGGCAATGACCGCAAGATGAACATCGCCACCATGAACGGCAAGCGTCTCAACTACTGCTCCGAGATACAGATGAAGGAGTTCGGCAGCAACTCCGACTCGCTGAAGGCCATCATATCGGGAGAACCCATCGAGGCGAGGCGCATCTACGGCCAGAACTTCACGGCGAGGAACATCCCACTGCTGATGGCGAACGCCAACCAACTGCCCTACCTCAAGGACATCTCCCACGGCATGGCACGGCGCCTCTGTGTGCTGTCGTTCGATGTCGAGATAACCCGTGACCGTCAGAACAAGTCGCTCGCCAAGGACCTCGTGGCGGAATATCCCGCCATCTTCAACTGGATGATGGAAGGCCGCAGGATGTTCGTCGCAGCAGGGTACAAACTGCCGCTGAACCACGACCTCGAGGATGCCATCGAGGACTACCAGAGCGAGTACGACACCGTGCTTCGATTCATGCAGGACATGGGCTTCAAGCGTCAGATGAGCGAGGATGTGACGGATATGGTGCCGCGGTGGATGAGCCTGTCTTCACTGTACTCCCGCTATCTCAGGTGGTGTACGTCCAACCACGTCGACGACGTGAAGAGCAAGACGCTGTTCTCAAGGACGCTGAACACGGCGGGATGGCGCAAGCGTCAGGCGCAGGCGGGCGTGGAGTTCGGCGTCTACGGTAAGGTCACGATAGCCGACCTGCAGATGATGGGTCAGGACAAGGCGCAGAGGATGAGGCAGAAGATGGTCGTCGAGAAGATCTTCCGTGCCAACGGGCGTGACTATGCACAGGGAATGAAGGCGGCTGCCGTTGCCTGCGGCGTCGGTGCTTTCGTCATCGAGCGCCTCGGCTTCCAAGGCAGGTTGCGCGACGCCACAACCTATGCCGACGGCATCGCCCTGTACGACATAGAGAAGGTGCTGAAGGTGCTCCGCGACGAGGGACAGTTCCTCGACATGCGCGATAGGCATATCAAGACCTGCACGGAGGCTGAACTGAAGTACATGCGCGGCAAGTTCAACTCGGCGATGAAATACCACGAACTGCCGTTCCGCAAGTACAAGGTGACGAACGTCCCGCGTATCGACGGCACCATCCGTGTCGATGACACGATGACCATCGAGGAGGCACGTGCCAAGGCCGCCGCGGGTGACTTCACGGGAGCCGACGACTTCAACAAGGCCGAGCAGAAGGAAGGCTCCATGGACTGGCTGACGGAGGGTGCTGAGGAAGAATTGTCAAACCAAGAAAATACCGATTATGGGAAAGAAGAAGAATGATGAGAAATGGCTGCAGGTGGGAAATTTCCTGCTTGGAGTCGACAGGAACAGACATGGTGAGTATGTCGTGCTGAAGAGCGTAGCCGACAACTGGAAGGTCACATGGCGTGACGACACGATAATGTTCGCCATGATGCTGAACATCATGAGACGCGCCGCCGAGGACGGGACGGGTACGGTGAAGGAGTACCTTCACTCGCTGATAACGATGATGTTCGTGGCCACCACATACCTGCACGACCTCGTGGCATTGTCCACGAAGCAGGAGATGCCGTTCTGTCAGGGTATCGCCAAGTTGCTAAAGGAGCAGAATGACTACGAGGCGTCCCTGGAGAAGAAACCCACCGAGGAAGAGGACAGGAAAGCCTTGGAGGAGGTCGGGCAGATGAGAGAGATTGAAGAAGAACTTGAAAAGTTGGATGCAGAGCAATAGCCATGCTTTACTCGGAGATGAACATCAACCAGAAGATTAACTTCAAGAGTTGGAGGCTTGGCTGTCAGAAGTTATTTAAGCACGACTATTTCCCGAAGGAAGATGATTTCCATTTCTGGGGCATGGTAAAACCATATTGTGAGAGGGACAGGAGATTATGAACTATACAGAAGAACAGTTAGAGGAAGCAAAGGCGTATCTTCGTGATCGCATCCGCAATCAGCAGTCGATGTCTCGTCGCATAGAGGAACTGCTTGTGCTCTATGCCGAGTACCTGCTCAATGCCCTTTTCAGCAGCATGGGCGGCAATGTCGACAACGACATAGAGTTGCTCGTCCAGGATCTCATCGAGCAGATATGGGACGACTGCATCCTGCTTGCACAGGACGAGCATGACCGAAAGGCCGTGATACTCGCATATATCAACCGTGACATAGAGGGTGACAACCTCAGAGGACGTATCAGCAGCCGTGTGCGCACCTATGCGGCGGAGGTGATGGCGGTCTATGCCGCTGGCAGGCTGACGGGATACACGTATCAGGCCATCCTCTCATCCGTCAAAGAGAACCTGAGAGACCCGTGGCACAATCCCATAATCACGGAGGCCAGGGAGAAGGGCATGAAGGGTGAGGTAATCATCCCCGACGGTGTTGACCTTGAAGAGCCAAGTTACGGACAGGGTGTTGCCGTCAGCAGCCTTACGGCGCTTGACCTGATGACTGAGTTCGCCATCGGCGAGGCATGGAACGAGTGGCAGTGGCTTGATGCAAGGGACAAGGGTGCGAAGGGATACTTTGTCGAAAGGGGCAGTTCCTATCCTTGCGACACATGCGACTCGCATACGGGCATCTTCTACGATATAAAGGACGAGGACAACAAGCCCCTCTACCATCCGCACTGCTGCTGTGTGGTAATATACAGTTATGTCGAGAGATTATAAAAGGAGGCTCTGAAAGACCAGTAAATAGAGCAACTGGCAAGTAACAAGGAGGTGAGCGAGGGAGCGTTACCCTACAGAGCCACTATACGAAGCGTCGTAGAAACAGCGGGGAGTAATCCCTATGAGTGAATTAACAATTTGAACAACGTGTAACTAATTAGGGCTGAAAAGGCAGTCCTGCGGGTGCAAGTCCCGTTAGTGAGCGGCGGAGGACTATCGGATGCTTGTGTCTTGGAATGACCAGGTTTCAGAGACTACTCGAATAATTGCTAATGCTGTTAACCCACAAAATTTCATATCGGCCCTGTGTCAGTGATTACGACGAAAGGCGGTACTTTGGCAGCACGGAAAGACGGCACCATCTGACACTCATCAGATGGTTTTTGAAAGAATTGTTCAATACATATATTAATATATTATGGCAAAGAAGGAGAAAGTTATCAAGGAGGCGACGAGGGAGGACGAGAAGTTGCAGATGTCCGTCAGGCAGAACTTGGCTGATGAGGTCGAGGTGCGCGGGAAAAAGTTCAGGGTAAAATGGATGCACCCTGCGACCACGGAGTGGATCACATCGCTGATGCTCAAGGACGGGAATGACCGCAAGGTCATCTCACAGGCCTCGGCACTGATAGTGCTCAACGGCTTTTGGAAGTCGCATCTTTTCTACTGGCTTGTGTGGCGGTGGTTCTATTATATCCGTCAGTACAACGCATCGGAACTGGAGCCTGTCATCCAGACGGCTCAAAAAAAAACTCAGCAGGAGGCTGCGATGGCCTACTTGAACGATACAATGTTACTGACCGCGTTGAAAGACACGGCGAAGCAGATGACGAAAGCGGAAGCAGAGCGTACCCTTCAAGAACTTCGTTCGGGCAAAGATGGGAAATAGCGCAGAAGCATCCGTGGCTCATGGAGCCTCTGAGGTTTCTCGGAATACCCATCAGCGGAGTCGGCTACTACATGGACTGGGTGCTCACCAATGCGCAGATAGAACTCATCGCCGCCGATGTCAGCGTCGTGGATTATGACTACGGCAAGGAAGACAAGAAGAAGAGGAAGAAGGGTGAGTTCGATGACGCCAAGGCCGATGCAAGGGCTGTCAGGAAGGCCGCTGAGAAATGGACTGAGAGGCATGGTGACGGCGATAATGCAGGATGGGTCAATCTGAAGGACATCATCGGGAACGGAATGAAACAGGACGTAGGAATAAATATTGAATGAGATATGACTGATATAGAACTTAACATAGTATTGAGGGAGATGGCACGTAGCGCAGGCCTGTGTGACCAGTGGTATGAGGAGTGGAAGGACGACAGCACCATAGACGAGTGCATTGACAGGTATGTGCGCGGATTCGACTTCGCGGTGGAGAAGGACTATCCCCCACTCGACTTTATCAGGAAGAACTTCAGGAAGGAGGATCTTCACAGGCATCACATCTTCCTTGACGAGGAGGTCAGCATCGGCAATGCCGAGAGCGGTATATGGATATTTCTCGGTGACTGCGTTGGTTCCATATGCTTCAGGGGATTCTCTGTTGGAACGGTGTATATCAGGCACAACACTAACATCAAGATAGTATCCGAGGACATGGCCAAGGTGTTCATGTCGCAGTATGACGATGCCTGTGCCGAGACGGTACCGATTGACATGAGTACCATAAGACGTTACGACAGAAGGAAATAGAAAAGGGGCTGCTCTCACGAGTGGCCCCTTAATGAATAATAACTAAAAACCTATGTATATGAATAGAACCGTGATTACGCTGTCTGTGTGGCCCTTGCCGATTTCAACTGGTACAGCCTGTCTGCCTCCTGCTGTCTCTTCACCTCAGCCGTGACCCTCTCAAACTCTCCGTTGTTGGCATAAGGGTTATGCTCGGTGGCGGACTCAGCGGAAAGTATTCCTGCCGTCTTGGATGCCACGAGGTCTGCGATAAGACTTGAATTGTTCTCATGCACGAACGGCATGATCCATCCGTAGAGGGAGTCGTTCAGTTTCAGGAACTCCGTCACCGCCTTGCTCTCTATACCGTAGCCCTCGCAGAAGAGCGACTGCATGTCCGTGATCGCCCTCTGGTAGTCCTTTGCATCGAGTTCGGCCTTGTCGAGCGACGGCGCATAGTAGAGTTTCATCGTTCCCGTTGGCGTGTCTCCCGACTTGAGTTCCGGGTGCTTGACGATGAATGCTCCTTGGAATATCTCGGTAAGCAGGTACTCGATGTACTTGGTGTAGTTCTCCGACAGTCCGTTCGGCTGGATGATGTCCACGTCGTCGTCCTTGCCCATCGTGAACGCGCGTATGCGTCCGAGCGGGTCGCCCTCGATGGTCACGTCGTCGCCCTTCATCTTGTACGACGGCAAGGCGGCTGCGGCGTTGTTCTTTGCGAAATACGACAATGCCACCTCATAATCGTCAATGAGCGGCTGCACCATGTTCCAGCAAGGTCCGTTATCCTTGTCGCGCATATACACGACGGGACAGCGGGAGAATCCGTGCGGTTGGCGGAAGACGAGTTCGTAGCCGTCCATCCCGAGATAGTCCTTGACCTTGTTTGTCATTCCCTTGATGCCGACGGTGGCCTGCTTGTAGCGTGAGAGGTACTTGTCATCCCATACCTCAACCCATGATATCACCTCCTTGCCCTGTTCGTCGTAACTGCCGAACCTGCGGGCGAACTTGTTCATCTCACCCGTCAGCGGGTCGTACTGCGGGAACAGTGTGTCGCCCGTCTTGTAGGAAAGCACCCTCGTTCCGAGTTTTCCGTTGGCGAGATAGAACACGACGGCGGAGTCGCCTGTCACCTTTACAGAGTCGGCGAAGTTGTAGAAGTCTATCTCCATGTTCTTGCGGAGCCATCCTTTCTTGTATGCCTTGTACAGTTCATCGGTGCGCGACGAAATATTCTCGTCAGTCAGTTCCCAATGGATGTCGTTGCAGCACAGGTGTACGAGTTGCTGAACGGTGATGACGCACTGCAGTGTGGAGCCGATGCGGAATGTCTCTTCCCTGTTCCACTTGATCTCCTCCTTTCCGTCATCGTTGACCTCAGTGGAGTAGTTGTAGAACTCGGGGAAGTAGAAATCGGACATCACCCTGTGCGAGAACGGGTAGAACTCCTCAAGGTAGTCAGCCTGTGTCATCACGCTGCCTATGAGTTTCCTCTCGGTGTACTTCATGTTGTCAACAAGCATCGGCTTGTTGTACTTCTGCGACTCCTTGCCGCCATTAGCCAGCCTGTAGAACGGCTGCTTTGTTAAAAGGTCTCTTACTGCCATATCTTTTGGAGTTTAATAGAGGGTAGGCATCAGCGTAGGTTTTTCCTACCATCTCCTTCCTCCGTAGTTGTTGTTATTGAAATTACATGTGAATGCGTTGAATCTCCGCTGCGTGCTCCTGCTCATGCCTCCGAGAAGCCCGATGTTCCTCGGCTTGGCGTGCAGGTGCTTGATGTTGAATATCTCGCGTATCGTAGCGGCCTCAATCCAGTCAGGGGAGCGGTGTATGATGCGCTTCATGCCTTTTGCCTTGTCGATTACCCTTGTCGGGTCATCCTCACGGAAACGGATGCAGCGTCTTTCCTCGTTGAGTAGTTCCCGCACCGTCTTGTTCTTGTAGTTCCTGCCTGAGAATCTCTTCTCAAGTACATAAGGGGCGATGGAGTACGTTCCGTCCTTGATATGGTCTGCGAAGTATGTGAAGCACTGAGCCTTGATGTTGTAGTACATCCCTTTGTATTTGTCATCGACGGCCTCCTTTGCGTTGAACGGTATCGCCTTCGGGAAGAATCCCTTGAAGACCTGTCCCGTTCCAATGAGGTCGTATGCGAAGTGGTCTTCCCTGACTCGCCACCTCTCCATCAGTTCCTTGGCGAACTGCAGCGTCTTCTTGGAGTCGAGGGAGCATGCCTCCACGTCGGCGATGTGGTTTCCTGTCCACAGCCAGAACACGCACTTGTCGCCTCCGTCGAATGCCGCGTCGCAGGTGATGTAGCGCATCCCGTCGCCCGTCTGCTCCGCATTGTCGTAGAAACGCTCCATGTGCTCGAGTTTGATGATGTCGTTGCCTGCCGCCTTGTATTTCCAGTTTCCGTCGAGGAACCTTGCGCGGGTCTCCTCGTCCTGACCGATAAGCGATGATAGGTATGACGGGTCTGAGGACATCAGCGCCACGTTGTCTGCAAGTTTGGCAGGTATGAAAGTGACGGACTTGATGAACAGTTCCTGCGGAGAGCCGTAACGCTCGTATTCAGGCTTCCAGTACTGCATGAGGGTTGCCTTGCACTTCTCAAAGACCTCCTCTCGTGTGTCTCCCCATACTATCTGCGTCACGTCGTCTCCGTCCATGAAGCAGTAGCGAACCTTTCCGCACCTGGCCTCTATGGGAAGCCCCGTCTCCTGGTCTATCCACCACTCGATGAACTTGGCCACCCAACTGTCGGGGTCAGGGTTGCAACTACCCACAATCCTGTTCCTGATGCCGTATGCGTTACGGTTGCTCATCGTGAGGACCTTGAACTTCTTGAAAGACATCTGCGTCACCTCGTCGATGGCGATGTACGGGTACTGCTTACCCTGATATCTGTCGTGGAAGTCCTGATACTCCATGTCGTGGAAGGAGAACGTCAGCCATCCGCCGTTGTAGAAGTTCCATGTCATGTCGTTCTTTGCCCTGTTGTACGTTCCGAACTCGTTGAAGATCTCCCCTGACGTGTCGATGATGTCGGACAGGTCATCCAACTCTTTACGGAAGATGATGGCGCGGAAATGCGGGTTGGTGATGTCGTAGAGCGCATTCATCAGCAGCACATACGACTTTCCGCCTCCACGGCCACCGCCTATGATGGATATGTCGGCAGAAGAGCAGAGCATATCCGTCTGACCGCCTTTCTGGGAGAACAGCACATTCTCATTGTGGTCTTCCTCCCATTGCTCACGGATATCCTGTACTTCATCCTCGTCGAGTATGCAGAGACCTTCGGAGAGTTCCGCAAGCCTCTGAACCAGAAACGGCAGGCATGACTCGTCGAGTTTCATGACTGGTTCAAACGGTATGTTTGACAAATCTGCCATCTTTTTATCCTGAAAATCCTCTTTTTTGGGGCAAAAATAAAAAAAATACGGATATTTTTCAATTTTTTCGTGAAAATTTAAGCCAAAAACTTGCGAATATGCAAATATTATCTATTTTTGGGGCGTAAAATAGTAAATTAAGGCAGAAAGACTGCTTTCAGGATAACATTTACAAAAGAAAATTTAAGCATGGAAATCGAAAAAATCGTTTCTACCGTGCAGGAGAAACTCGGAAACACCGATTTCTCGGCACAGACCATTCAGAAGTACTGCGAGTTGAACCCCGTTGCCGAGGGACAGGAGCCTGACGAGGCCTACTTTACCAAAGCCAAGGATTTCTTTACGGGATTGCAGGGACAGTTCAACCACGACTTCTCAACCAAGTTCTCGGAGGCAAAGAAAAACTTGCTTACAGAGGACACGTTCAAGAACATGTCTGCAGAGCAGTTGACGCAGTTGAAGACACTTATCGAGGGAATAAAGCCCAAGGAAGAGCCAAAGAATGAGGAAAGTGAGGAGGTGAAAAAACTTAAAGAGCAGATTGCCGCACTCACCGAACGCCTTGACAACGGCGACAACGCAAAGCAGAAAGCCGAGATCCTCTCGAAGGTGAAAGCAGCAATGAAGGAGGCTAAGGCAAACGACGACTACGTTCTTGACAAGACTCTTGATGGAGTGGACATCGACGTAAAGAAATCCGTCGAGGACCTCACGAAGGAGTATCTGGCGAAGTACGACGACGAGTACCTCAAATGCCGTGGAAACGGTGCGCCCCCAAGGCTTTCAGGAGGCGGTGGCGGTGAAGGAGAGTCCGAACTTGACAAACGCTTCAGAAAGAAGGCCGAGAAGGAAGGCTGGGGTAACAAGAAGAAGTAACGAGCCAGCGTGAAAAGATACTTTATTGTTTAACAAAAACGACGAAAAAGATGAAGAATCAGGTTTTTCAGACTGGTAACACTTTCGACGCACAGTCGTTCAGTGTAGGCCATGCCCGCAAGGTGTGGCGTCGGATTGAGGAGCAACTTCCGGGTGGCTTCATGATCAAGAACGTGTCTGACTTCGTTTCCGACAAACTTATCCGTTCAGGCATGGCTATCGTCAAGGACGATACACAGGGTGCAGACGATAAGGACATCAAGGTGCTCACTTGGGCGCAGTTGAAGTCGGGTATCAGCGGCTCAGGCATCGACTCTCTCGGTATCATCGGTTTCTTGCAGGAGGATGTTCCTGTGATTGACGGCAACACCATTGCAACAGGCAATGTTATTGTCAAGGGTGAGATTTACGGTTACATGCTCGGCGACACCCAGAGTGACGCTGCAACAATCTCTGCTGCAGTTAAGGGCATGACCCAGAAGAACGGTCTTAACATCCGCGTGGTGGACTAAGGCCAAGTGTGTAACGAATAAGGAAAGGAAAAGGATATGAGAACAATTCCAGTTTCTTTGCGCGACATGATCACCCTCGGTATGTATGGTGAGAGTTGGCAGACCTTCGTCGACAAGTACGAGGAGAAGTTCAACGCCATTACAATCGACGGTTTCGAGTTCGATCCCGTCACCATCGGCTACACATGGGCGCAGATGCTTTCAAAGGTTGGTGCAACCGTGCTTCCGACCTATGTTGATCCTGAGTCTGAGGGTTATGAGATGCCTCTGAACCAATTGCAGGGACAGACTGGTAACATCCCCACTCAGAAGTTGTTCTACTCTGTCAACCGCGTCATCCTCCGCGAGAAGATGCAGTTGGTACAGAAGTACGGTCAGGCCGTCATGGACGATGAGATGCGTGAGGTGATGTTCGGTCTGCTCGACGAGGGTACTGACGGACTGATCCAGTCATTTTGGAACGCCCTGAACCATCAGCGTCATCAGATTGTCTCTACAGGTGAGTTCACCATCAACGCCACCAACAACCCGCGTGGCCTGAAGGACATCACCATCGGCTTCAATATGCCCTCAGCCAACAAGGACGTGCTGACAGGCGCAGAGCGTTGGTGGACCGACCCGCAGCATACCAACGAAGGTGCAAATTCAGACCCGCTCGGCTATCTCGCCAAGCGCGTGAAGGTCATCCGTCGCGACCTGCACTATGCAGGCCCGCTGAAGGTTGAGTTTGCCAATGACACATGGGACGACTTCCTCGGCCACAGCAAGGTCGTTAGCGTCCTCGCCAACTGGGTATATCGTAACATCTCGAGCGACGCTGCCCGTGCAGACGTTGCCCGCTTCATGGATGACGATGTGATGAAGGATGCAGTCCGCCGCATCATCAAGGTCGACGAGATTGCCATTCAGGACACCTACGCATTTACCAGCAAGCCTGGCACGGATGCCAACGGCCTGCCCGACCTCGTGGAGGAGAAGATCGACAACTTCGACCCGCAGAACATCGCCTTCGTACCGACAGGCAGACTCGGCGGCATTCAGGGTGTCCAGCCCCTCTCTATGGGTTACGATGCAGACAAGGTGGCCTACGCAATGGGCAACCGTCTCTTGATTGAGCAGGAGGACATCCCTCGCACTCACAGCATCAACGTGAACGGCGAGATGGCACAACTCTGTGTGCCTGGTGCAATCCTCCGCATGTACATCTCTACCATCGCTCCTCATACCGCTGACTCAAGTTCATCTGAAGAGCCATCAAGTTCATCTGAAGAGCCAAGCAGCAGCAGCGAGTAGTGTGAATCTCTGATGAAGGAATGACCTATGACGAAGGTTGTAACGATAAGTGAGTACCTGAAGGGCGTTTCTCAGTTAATCACTGAGGACGGCCTCGGGTACATCCTTGCCAAGCGCAGGCTGACAGGTGATGAACTCCTTCCTCAGTATGAGGGTTATACTAAGCCCTCCCCTGTGTCAGGAAGTTCGTCGAGTTCCTCAAGTTCCTCGAGTTCTTCAAGTTCATCAAGCAGCGAGGAGTATGTTGTTCTTACCGAGCGGGAGATGGACTTGGCCGAGGGTACTGCCTACTATTGGCTTTCTAACCTTCCTGTCGGCGGTTCTACGGAAAAGGTTGCAGACGGCGGATGGTCCCACTCCGAAGGAGGATGGACGGTATCCAAGGCCAACATCGAAGAGTGGCTGAGGAAGTACCGCGCATTGTTCGCAAAGTGGGAGGAACCTCTGCTTGGAAGCAGGATACGCATCATTAACTTCTGACGCTTATGGGCAGGCTTGCACAGAATTTCCCGAGATTTCCTCACCGCTGCGTCATCTACTCGATGCAGGAGCCTACTGGCTTTGAGACGGATGAGGAGATAGAGGCCTTGAAGAAGGTCGTATGGGAAGGCCGCTGCCGCAAGGAGAGTAACACCTCAATAAGAACATTCAAGGGACAGGAGTATGTCGTCAAGGGCGACTACAGGGTTCAGTTGGGTGCGCTTGTCGGAGGGGAACTTTCTGGGGATGCGGATGCAGAGCCTAACGGACGCAAGGGAGAGGAATGCGGTGCTATAGTCACAGTCGCCAAGACGGGGATGTTCGTGGATGTCACAGACAGGGCGGACACGTTTACCCTTAGCCTTAACGATGTATATGCAGGCAACCTCGGAACGACACTATATTGTGACCAGTACAAGACTTAGGTATGGCGAACAGGTACAAGAGACAAGCGGTGTTTACTGCACTCAGGGAGATGGTGCTTCCCATCTGCGGCGATGTACACACATCAAACCGCGAGACGGTGAAGACCACGAGCGACCAGTTTGTCATCATCAGTCTTCCGCAGGGCATCACGCCGTATGCAGACACGCATAACACCGCCTACGTGCAGTTCCACCTTTTTGCAAAGGACGTGAGCAACGGCGTGGAGAGCATCACGAGGATGGAGTCGCTTGTCGAAGGCATCAGCACACTCTTTCCGTTCAACACGGAACTGATGAGTTGCAACGACAAGCCCATCCAATTGGGTTCCAAGTCTGACGGCATGGGATATCATTCCATCATTATGCAATTCAAGATAGTAATCAAGGTTTAACAACACAAACACATTTTTATTATGGCAATAGCAATCACAAACAAAGACACCCTCAAGCAGATATTTGACAAGGTGTCGCGTGTCTACTACTTCTCAAGTGCCAACACTCCGCTTGGCAGTCAGACACAGGCTCTCGAGTTCCCTGTACTGGAGGACGGTGTTTCGTTCAACACGGGCGATCCCGACAAGAGCGAGGTGAAACTGACCGATGGAACGACTTGGACTTCCAAGGTGAAGCAGGGTGAGTCCGACATCTCCTTCCAGGTGTCTTCAGTCAAGAGTACCATCAACGAACTCTTGATGGAGAAGAAGACAGGTGCAACCATTACCAATGTTGCCTTCGACGGCATCACCTACAGCGGTAACGGTTTCTCTCTGGCTCCGAAGAAGGTATCTGGCGCACTGCTCATGCAGAGCGAGGACAGACTGACCGCCATCTACCTGCCGAACGTCGAAATCTATGCTTCGTTCAACGGCGAGGGTGGTGATGACTCTACTGGCTACTACAATGTGGCAGTGACTCCGCTGACCGACAGCACTGGTGCAGCCTTCTATCCTCTGGTTGGTACAGGCTCATCTTCGAGCGAATGACTTCAGACACTCATAACGATGTGACGGGGTGGTAGGGGTGTCCCCTGCTGCCCCGTTTTTAATTAAGTTGACTATGGATGATTACAGGATTTGGGTGACCTATCATAAAGATGAACTGGTCGAGAGGTATGGTCTGAAAAATGACGATACGCATAGTTTGTTTGCCACTCACAAGGAGATAGACGGTGAGAACATCAACGCGCTTAATCCCGTCTACTCGGAGATGGTGACGATGTGGTACGTGTGGAAGAACAACGTAAAGACCAAGTACGTAGGATTTAACCACTACCGCAGGAAGTTCGGCGTCAACCGTCTGCCTGTAAAGGGCGAATGTCAGGTTCTGCGCGTCATAGACTTTGGAAGCAAGACCGTCTATCAGCAATACGAACAGTACCACAACAAGAGAGATATGGATGTTGTCATTGGCCTGCTTGATGAGGCATACGGCAAGGACAATCCATACACAAAGCATATTATGGAGAGCCGTAGGCTTATTGGCAAGTGCTGCTTCTTCATGCAGTGGAACGACTTCACCAAACTGTGCAAGTTCCTGTTCGGAATCCTCGACGGTTTTTCTGAGAAGTGCGGATGCAAGACGTTGGATGACTGGCAGAAGAAGGCTGCCGCCGACTTTGGAGGCAGAGATACTGAATATCAGACCCGTGCCGTGTCATTCCTTGCAGAGAGGCTTATATCCGCATGGATAAGCACCAACATGAAATACTATGTCGGGAACCGCAACGTTGCCATAGTCAACTACAACACCAAGAAACTCACGGAGGCTGCCATCAAGTCGCTCATGAAGTTCACTCCAGGATGCAGCGTGTTTGTCTTTGACAACAGCGACAAGGGTGCTTTCAAGACATCGCTTCCAAACGTCAAGGTCATAGACAACACCAAAGGTCAGTTGATAGACTTCGACAAGGAACTTGAGAAATACCCAGACAAATGGGAGAGGGATGTCAAGAAGAGCAACTACGGCAGTATGAAGCATACTATGAGCGTTGATATGCTGATGGATATGATTCCTGATGGCTTCGTGCTGATGGACTCTGACGTTCTGCTTAAAAAGGACATTTCTCCATTATGGGACGAACGGTGTGCCTGTATCGGCAGCGAGGAGGTTAAGCACAATGTACCGCTGCTCATGCCGTTTGCATGCTACCTGAACGTGCCTATGCTCCGTGACAAAGGGATTCATTACTATAACGGCGAGAAGATGTGGGCACTCAACAGCAGGGAGCATGACCAATACTACGACACTGGTGCATGGCTGCTTGAGGAGGTAAGGCGCAACGGCCTGCCCGTGAGATATGTGAACATCTGGGATTTTGTCATACATCTTGGCCACGGCTCATGGCGGGGTCAGAATTCCGACAAATGGCTTGAAGAGAACAAAGTGCTTTTCACATGATATACACCTGCTACAGCGATTTGTCAGACTGCATCCGAAGGAACATATGGAAGATTCCTGCGGACATAGGACTTATTGTCGGTGTGCCACGCAGTGGCATGCTGGCTGCGCTGATGGTCGCTGAGTTGATGAACAGGCGGTGCGTAGACATCGACTCCTTTATAAGTGGCCGTACTATGCAGTGCGGAGGGCGAGGAATCTTTATCAATGGCGGTAAGGAGAACAAGGTGCTCGTCATTGACGATACGGTAAACTCTGGCAACTCCATGCGCAAGGTACGAAAGAAGTTAGCGTCCATGACACAGTACGACTTTGTATTTGCGTGTGTGTACGCGGAAGGACAGAAAGCCAAGGACATGGTGGATCTGTGGTTTGAGGATGTATGGCGGAAGGGTGAGACAAAATGGTTCTATGAGTGGAACATTCTTCATCACTACGAGGGCAATACAAGGTATTTTATGTTCGATATAGACGGTCTTCTGTGCAAGGAACCGCCTGATGAGCGCATTCCAGACGCATACAGACTTTACCTGCCGGATGCCATACCGATGGTTATACCGACCACTTTCATCGGTGCGCTTGTTACATACAGACTCGAGAAGTACAGGGATATAACCGAGAGGTGGCTTGAGAAGTACGGTGTTACATACGGTCAGTTGTTTATGTATGATGCGGAGAGTTATGAGATACGTAACTCTGCGGAAAGCCCTGCCTGTTACAAGGCAAGGCTGTTCAAGAAAGCGACATGGGCGATACTGTTCCTTGAGAGCAGCGCAGGTCAGGCAGAACAGATACACAGGATGACAGGCAAGCCTGTGTTTTGTTATGAGAACGGAAAAATGTACGGAAATGGATAGGCAGATAGACTACGTTGTGCCGATGGTCTTCCACGGTGATCTGCTGTGGCAGGAGGACTTCAGGAAGGTCAGCCGTCGTTTTGACGATGGCAACCTTTGTGAGTTTGTCCGCTGGCGCAGTTGGGATACTGAGGAACTGCTCATCCGTTGCGTGAGGAAGTACATGCCTTTCGTGCGTACAATATATATAATACTCGCGCGTGAGAGCCAAAGGCAGGCATGGATGGATGCTGACGGCATCAGCGTTATATATCACAAGGACATCATTCCAGAAAGATTTCTGCCTACTTTCAACAGTTGTACGATAGAGATGTTCCTGCATAGGATTAAAGGCCTAAGTGACCGTTTCATCTACGGCAACGATGACATGTTCCCGCTTGCGCCACTTACCGAACAGGATTTCTTTGAGGGTGACGTGCCTTGCCTTCATCACGGTGAGAGGCCATTTCCCGAGCATCCGAACATCTTCCATGAGTTGTGCAGGAGCGGACAGCAGTTTGTTGCGAGGGAGTTCGGAATTGACAAGAGCAATGTTCTTATCAGGGGAGGCCACAGCCTGACTCCGATGCTCAAGAGTACATGGGAATACCTGTGGCAGCGTAGTGGGGAGATAGAGGCAAGCATCACACCGATGCGTAACGGAAGGAATTTCTCACAATGGATATGTCCTTGGTGGCACTACATGTCAGGCAACTACATTGACAAGGTTCCAGAGAAGAGGTACGTCAGTACGAAGAACAGCGTGTCCGACGTAGTGAAAGCCATCATGGAATCAAAGGGCATCGTCTGCATCAACGATAATGAGTGCGAGAAGGACTTCATGAAGTACGGAAAGGCCGTCAGAAATGCGATAGAGGACAAACTTAAAGTATCATAAAGAAATGGACGCAAGAAACACATTACTCATAAAGAAGGGAAGCGGAAGCGTTGTGAACACCTATTCCCAATGGCACATCGCCTGCATTCATGTCCCGTTCAAGGCTGGTGGCAAGACAAAGGAACTGCCAAAGCGCGATTGGTTCGACGAGCACGGCGAGGATGTCTATTTCCCTCAGCAGATGATGTTTGAGGCATACGACGCTGAGTTTGAGATGGCATACTGCGGCAAGGAACTTGCATCGAACCCGTTTAACCTGTCGCTTGCAGTGACTCAGATTGAGTCTTTCAAGCAATGGCTTTCAGGTAACAATTTGTCAGGAGGAAGCGGAACGGAACTCAAGATCTATTCCCCCTACTCCACTATCGGCAGGCAGGGATGTTATCTTGTCGAGATATCGGACGAGGATCCGCACCTTCAGACCGTGCAGGACGGCAGCAACATCTACCACGAGAACGTGGTGACTTTCAAGGTGAAGTTCCGTGTGACCGACCCAATAACAGACATAACCCTGTCGGAATCATCAAGTAGTTAGCCATGAGGAACGACAACGCAAAGGTTCTTGAGAACGGGTTTGCCAAGGGGCTGCGGATGATAGAGGACACTATCTACAACAGTCTTCTCGATGCTGCGGAAAGGCTTCTCATAAGGGTATCTACCAACAGGCAGTTCGTCGGTTTTACTGGCAACACGCAGACATCATATATGGCAGGCATCTACCAATATGGGAATCTTGTCGCAGTCGTAAACCAAAAGAACTGGATGGAGCCTGTACGAAGGATGAAGGTGAGAAAAGGCAGGGTGGTATATCTCGCCGACCCATATGAAGGACAGCCAAGAGCCGTCAAGGGTATGGTCGACATCGGTGAGAACCACGGCATCCAGACATCCATCAAGTTCCTTGAGGGCTACAAGGCGCCGAGAAAAGGCTTTGCGCTTGTAATAACGACAGGTACTGAATATTCGGAATATATCGAGCAGGCGATGCACCTCGACGTGCTGACCAATACGTACATGAACGCAGCGGAAATCATCAACCGCAGTTGGAAGAAGATAGACGCTTAATGATATCCCTTGGGGACGGGAAGAAAAAATGCCCCCGACTTTTACAAAAAGAGCACTACCACTTTTCATAAACACGCCTACACAGCGGAGAGTCGGGGGACACGGTTACCCTTAACTCCGACGTGTAGGCATTCTTGTCTATGAGGTAGTGCGGGTGCAAAGATAGGAAAATTAATTTAATCAGCCAAATTTTGCACTTATGAAAGTTATAGAAATAATGAAATTAGGCAGGAATTTCCTCGAAATGCTGCATAATTCGTGCATTAAACTGAGCGACATGAAGTATATCGACATGTACGAGGAATATGAGAAGATGGTGTCTCTCGGAGAGAAGATTACCTATGCCGCTGCCATTCTTACGGAGAAGTACAAAATCAGCGAAAGGCAGTTCTACTACATTATCAGACGCTTCTCTGCAGACTGCAAGAACCGTGCAGTCGGATAATCGGAAAACACTTTGAACCTACCCGTTTGTGGTTTATCTTTGTCATGTCAAAGCGCAATGACAGAGTTAATTTTCATTAGTATCAACCACAAACACTTATCATTATGGAATTCAATGATTATGTTTCTATGAAAGCAATGGAGAACGGTTTCTCGCCTTACGAGCAGGTGAAGATCGGTCACATGCAGTCCAAGCGTGCCAGCGGTACTGCAATCGCAGGTCTCGCAGTTGGCATCGGTGCAGGCGTAGCCGCCATCGGCGGTTGGCTCTGGGCAGGTTCACAGGCTAAGGCAGCCAAGGATTTGGCAATCGCCAAGAACGACGGCCTCCGCGATCTCGTCAGCACACTGGCTACAACAGTTGCCGCAGAACGTGGAGAGCGTATCGCAGGTGACCTGAACATCACCACGACCATCAGCGACACACTGAGCGGCCAGCAGTCTGGAACCCTTACAGCCACCCAGCAGGCAGAACTTTCTCAGGCACAGCAACTGATGTTCGGCCTCAGCACTGGTGAGTACAGCAAGAACCCGCAGAAGGTGGCGATCTATCAAGACGCCCAACCTTGCCCATGCGCTTGTAGTTGCAACGGCTAAACAAAAAGTGAGGATGTGTACCCGTTTTGTACGATTCGGGTACATATTCCCCACAATATATACCCAAAACACGGCAATATGTTATGGTTTAACTCAGAAAGGAAAAAGAGGATGGAATTTATTCAGAACTACGTTCCCACAAGCAAGGCGCAACTGATACAGGTAGCCATGTGGTATCACAGGGGCGACGTGGAGAAGGCACAGCAGATGGTGGACTTCTACACGAAGAACATGGAACTCCCTGACTTTGATCCCGTAGCACCGACATTCATGCAGCAGATACGCGGAAACATATCCGACCTGTACGCATGGGTGAAGGAGAACCAGGGCGACATCGTGCAGGCCTACCAGTTTGTGCAGTCTGTCATCAAGAACAAAGGTGTCGTTCCTACCGACATCCCATCGGAACCACTACCACCAATCAACTAACAACACGGCATTATGGTACATGAAATAAGAAACATATCCTTCAACATCTACGCTAAGGATGATGCGGAAGCGGAGAAAGGGCGCAAGGCCATCGTCAAGTTCATAAACATACTCGGCTCGCAGGGCGCAATGGTGTCAGGAGACAAACTGCACGAGGCTGTAGGCATGCTAAACACAAGCCCGTTCGTGACAAGTCAGATAATCAAATTTTTCAAAAGATAGACATGGAAGAGAATCAGTTCAAATGCTCTGGCGACTGCCTTAACTGTCGCAAGCACCCAAATGAGAGACGTGAGCAGTGGCAGTACTGCGCCGCACAGTTCACCTACAACTCGATGAAGATGATCGGCGACCTTCAGGAGTCCTTGAAGACGATGCATGGAGCCGTCGATGAGTTGAAAATGAAGATTGAGGCCATACAGAACAGCGAGGCCAACGTCTTTGACCCTACAAGTGGCACGTCGGAAATTCCGACAGACCACACCATAGCGCAGGAAGGGGACGGCGCATAGAATAGATGCCCCAAAATTAATCAACCATTTTAATCATTAATCATTATGGCAAATTGTAACAACAATGGAAAGACCTTCGTGGTTTCGCTCACGACGATACCAGGAGGCACTGCGGCAGACGCTTCGTATCTGCTGCAACTCGACCACTACACCTGTGGCAACCGCAAACTCTGCACACAGGAAGTATTCCCCGTGACCGCAGACCTGAAGGCAACGGCACTCGGAGTGCCTGTCAACCTTGGCAACGGAGATTTCTGTCAGGAGGTGCTTGTCAGCGGCTCCGTGACGTACATGCCGTACCAGTGCGGATGCCAGTGCAACGTATGCCCGAAGACGGACAACATCTACTGCACCATCTGTGTCCCTTGTTCCGCAGCCACAACACCTACTCTGGAGATAGGAACATCGGTGGCCTCTCCGACCAACGTACAGCCGTGCAGCAACGTGACTAACTGCGTGGCCATCACGACAACTCTCAACGTAGCCACTGGCGCATGATACACTGGGGTGATATTGCAGCGATTGTGTTTGCATGCGTGACGGCGATTCACTTGGGCTTGGTTAAGGCCATAGAGGATGTTGCACACCGTGAACTCAGGATAGTAAACTGTCCTAAATGCTTCACTTTCTGGAGCGTCCTCACATATACAATAATAACAACGCGCAATGCCATCACGTCGCTCGCAATATCATTCCTATGCTCTTATCTTGCCTTATGGCTTGAACTCTTTGAAGGATTCATTGACACTTTATACAAAAATGTTTATGAGAAGATTTATCCAACCTCAGACGACACGGCTTCCGCAGACACCGACGGTGGTAGTTCCGCAGGCGCCTTGTCCTAACTGCAAAAAGACTGTCAGCAAAAGGACAAAAAAATAGGTTCTTTTCTTTCAGAAAGTGGCAGAAAAAAAAGAAAAAGAAGGTTTGAAAAGAAAAGAAAACATGAACTGACTGATAATCAGCAAGTTCCTTTCTTTCAGGATTTACTTTGCAAATAAAAGAAGATTATGAACTCACAGGAATTAAAGAACGCCTATGCCGAACTATACGGCTACATGGCAAACAGCAAGAAGCCTGACAATATGAAGGCTTTCGGAAAAGTGATGACGGAGATGTACATGTGGTTCGCCGACAACAAGCCTGATGCAGCAAGCGAATGGCTTGACAAACTCTCCGCCATAAAGTGGAACAACTACCTCACGCCTGCAGAGGCCGAGAGGATTGTAAAGGCTATGGACCCGCAGGCTCCATGGAACCGTGACCAATGGAATGCTGCAATGCAGCAGCACGGATTCCATATGGAAGAAGAGCCTTACTACAACAGGTGCGCATTGTACGTCACGATGAACATGATCATGTCTGACAGCGGGAAGACACTCTCCAAGTACATCGACGGAAATGAGATGTTCAAGGTTGTGTATGACCTTGCCGTTGACAAACTCAAGGACAAGGATAACCACTTTAACGTGCGCGAGTATTTTGGCCTATGACAGACTACAGGGCTTTCCTAAGACGACGGATGCTTGAAAACCTGTATGACAGGCTGTCCGATGATGAGAGGAAACTCTTTGTCCAGATGACGATGCAGGACAAGAGTCATTCGGAAATAATGTCTGCATTACAGGATCTCAGGCAGAAGGCAGACAAGAACCACCATTCGTTCGTTTCAGACTTCGGTGCGAACATCGCGGGTAATGCGGTGTGGGATGGCCTTGTCTGGCTCGGAGGAAGGCTGCTGAGAAGACTTTAGCCAGCATTGCCGTGTTGGTTTGGGAGGGCATGACGTCAAGTCTTGTCCTTCCTTTTTCTTAAACTATGCAAATAAATCGGCAAAAAAGTGCTATATTTATAGAATATTTTCTATCTTTGCGATATAAATCACTAAAAACTTGCGATTATGAAGAAAGTCTTTTTGTTATTATTGCCAATATTGCCATTGTTTATTTCATCATGTAGCAGTAATGATGAGACTTCAAACAATTCACGTTTAGAAAGCGCATACAACAAATTAAAAAATGGTATTGTTGGAACATGGGTAATGGATGGTTATTATCGCAGTGAAACAACAAGCGCAAACCTAAAACTTGGATGGGAAGAAGATCTTTATTGGTGGCAAAAAGAGGATGAATATAGGTTGACTTTTACAAGCGATGGAAAATTCATTGATAATATCGGAAATAACAGTACGTATTTAATATATTTAGATGAAAGCAAAAGTGTTAAATACGGAAATGATAACGATAATATTTATTGGCCATTTAGTGTAGGTGCGATTTATATTAAATTTAATGGTGATTTGACTCCATTTTATTATAATCCATATTTTGCGGAAATAAAAAACGACGGAAGGTTATATCTGTATAATACAATATCGACACTTGGTGGAGAAGGTTTTCCAGAATATCGTTACAAAAAACAATAACTATGCTTGGTCTTATCGTCTGGTGCATTATCATCATCGTCATCTGTTGCTGTATCCTTCCTTGGTGGTGGCTCCCTATAACTGTCTCATACTTCCTTCTTGTTGAACTGCTTAGAAAGCACTAAGTCTTGCCGATTTGTATCATTAAGTTAAGAGCACCTGAATCATTTATGTTTTCTCATTAAAATATGGTGGCACTCCGTTAAGAAATGCCACCCTTTTTTATTTCACACGAATACTCGTTCCGTCTGGAGAAACCTTGTGCAGTATGTCGTAAATCCTTTCTGCTGCATCTGCATTCCTCAGAGTATTGGCGGCAATCTGCTGCTGCAATGTCACCTGAGTCTGTGCAAGAACGCTGTATGTTATCATCCTCTCAAGGAACTGCGGATAATACTGCGTTATCATTGCACGATCCATAGACACGTCTGCACGGATGGCATTGATGTATGAAGCCAACAGGTCTGCAGTCTGTTCGCTAATCCCTTTAATTGAAGATGTTGCAGAAGAACTTTTGCCCTCAGAACCCTTCATGTCTGCACCATATTGTTGCGCTATCTCACTGATACCATCCATAAAGTCGTTAGTCTGCTGTTGCAAAGACTCGCCAACAGCATACATTCTCCCAAGGATCTGCATACCTTGCTGAGTGAGTACACCATTGTCTTGTTCGTATTGCTTCAAGAAATCGTTCATTATGGGTTCAAGAGCCTGTGAAACAAATCTCTCTGCAATCATTTTTACGCCAAGATTCTGCAAGATTTCACTGACTTTCTTCTTATAAGCCTCAGCAGCATCCTCACCAGAAGCCCATGCGTTGACAAGGCTCTCGGACAAATCCTCCGCCCAAGACTTGAAATCAATGTCATAGAGGGCATTGGCCATATCCTTGGCAAAGTTTTCTATCTCATCTTCCATCTCTATAAGTTGCTGCTTGTAGTCAGCAAGTTTTTCGGAGTCAGACTTCTTCTTCTCATCCTCCATCTCCATCTGATGTTGGATTTCATCACGTTGGGCAAGAAGTGAAGCGTAGGTATAGTCGTAGTATGTCTTTGAACGCTCTGCCGCATCCAACGCTTTCGATGTTGCATCGGAGGTGTACTTCACAAACTCACCAATACCTTTCATGTAATATTGCCTGTTTACCAGATTCTCTAAATCCTTTATCTGGCTGCTTGATGCATTTGTGCCATATATACCACTAATTGTACGTTTAAGGACGTTTTCAAGGTTCTTTGTCAGATTCTCCATCTCCTTCTGACGTGCCTGAGAGGCTTCAATCTCCTTTTGCAAGGACTTGTCGTTCATGGCAAAAAGTGATGAAATAATGCTCAGTCCTGCACCTATTGCAGCACCATAAGGACCTGCCTTTGCGCCGAAAAGGGCTGCCGCACCGTTTCCCATCTGTGATGCAGCACCTAATGCATCTGAACCCATCTTGAAGAAATCGGCAAGACCTTCATCACCGAGAGTTTCAAACAGAGTGATTACAGGGCTTAATGCATCCTGAACAGCCTTGAACTTTTTGGAAAGGCCATCCATGCCTTTTTCAAAGTCCTCCATTGCTTCACGATATAAATCTGCAGCCTCTTGATCACGAGCATCCGCAGCGGCTATATATCCCTCACTTCTGAACTGCTTGGCCTCCTTTCTCATCAAAGCAGCCATGTTTGCCTTTCTGGAAGAGTCGCTAAATGCCAGGAGAGGATTCCTGTCTGCCATCACCTTGTCAATCTTGTCGATGGCTTCATATAATGCCTTGGTAGCCTCAACGCTATCATGGATTGTCGGCGCAACCTCATGCAACTTGTCAAGCATTGCCTGCAAGGTATCTGTACTCATCTTGTCAAGGTTTCCAAAAACCCTTCCCCAATCACTTGTCTCCTTAAAGTTTTTCCAAGCCTCATCTGCTATTTTCTTGTTTGCATTCTTCTTAGCGTTTTCAATAAGACGCTGCTGCTCAACTTCATCCTTGTTGAGTTCCTTAATAGCCTCAATTTCCTTTTCCAACCCACGGTTGATGTCTGCCACCTTGTCTTCGTAACTCTTGGCGTTCTTGATGGCATCCTCATACAGTTTGAGGTTGTCTTCCTTCATCTTCTTGTTGTTCTCCTGCCATTGTTTCCAGAGTTCAAAAAGACCATTCTTTTCTCCGTATTCCTTTGCCTTGCTTTCGGACAGGCTGAAGAACTCTTCTGCACTTTTCTCCAGAACACCACCGAGTTTGTTGTACTGGTCTTTCAGGTAGTCATAGTAACTGGTGTTCTCTGACACGCCTGCTATCTGTGCAGCAAGGCTCTTGTTACCTGTCAGTTCAACCCATTTCTTGTATGTGTTGTAGTTTTCACGCATCACATTGAGCATACGTGAAAGTTCGCTGGTAGCCCTGTCTGCATCTTCCGTAAACCGTCTCAAGCCTTCTTCTCCAATCTTTGCAAAGAGTTCATTTGCATAATCACCCCTTGCCCCTGATGTACCAAGTTTGCGTATCATCTCGTTAAGGCTTCCAACATAATCGCTTGGATTTGAGAATATACCAAACAGACTGCTGAAATTTCCATCCGCCTTTAACTTGATCTCTGCATTCTTGCGAGTCATATACTTGCTTAACTTGTCAAGTTCCTGACGGTATTTATCCAAAAGTGAAATCTGTTTCTTCCACTCCTCAAGTTGCTTGTCGGCCTTGCTGCCACCAGACGTTTTCTTGTCTGTGCTTGGCAGATCTGCGCCATAAGCATATAATGTCTGCGAAGCCTTGTCCCGCTTGATGATAGCATCCTGTTGGTCTTTAAGAGTCTGATTATATGCCTCTGTTCCTTTTCTTCCTTCTTTTTCTAATTTATTTAATCGCTTTGTTGTTGATTCTACATCCCCAACAGCCTCTTTGTATGACTTTGATGCGGCTTCAACATCTTCGATGCTGCTTATTCCCTTGATGCCAATTTGAACCGTCCAATCAGTTCCAACTAAGTTTTGCAATTCAACAAGTAAGTTGTTAACACGTTTTTGGGCTTCATCGGAATCAATAGTTATTTTAAATGGAGCAAGCCATATATTCCTAATGTCATCTTGTGCTTCTTGTGTCATATTCTCAAAACCCTTGACATCTTTTGTTGCAGCATTCATTGCAAGCATAACCGTATTCTGCCATCCTGCAGGCCACCGTTGCATGTCATCTCCCCAAAACACTTTTGCAGATGCATAGAAATCCTCGCCAGACTTTTTCATCCTGTCTGTTGCAGCAATAGATGCAATACCAAGTTCGTTCCATTTATCAATAACAACACTAAATGCGTCTTCTGATTCTCCTTGTAGTTTAGATTTAAACTCCTTGTATTTATCAGGGAATGCATGCATCCACTCTGTTATCTTTTCAAGAATTTGCTCGTTTGTCATCTTGGCTGCATCAGCAATCCCCATATTCTCAAGAATAGAAACTATGTCAAGCCTGTTTCTGAGAAATACTTGTTCTGCTTTGCTGGCTTCATTTAGGCATTCCGCATAATACTCAACGGATTCTTTTAAGTCCAATGTATGCGTCCGATTTCCTTTTGTACTTAATCCAAAGAACTCTCCAACTTTATCCAGCCATCCAAAAGCATAGTCAAACACTCCCTTGTCTCCATTACCTGCTTCTATAGAACGCTCTACCATTGGTCTTATTTCATTAAAATTCTTATAAGACTCAGTAGTGTCATCAATAGCCTTTGCAAGTATTTCATATTGTTCTTTTAGTGAGTGTATGGATTTACCTTCCTCATTAACTGCAAAAGCGTTATTGAACGTGTCCTTTGCGGTCTTTGAATAGTTTTGTAAATGCTCAATCATCTCAGTTATATTTGTTTCCAACTCACTATCACGCATACCTTCACTTGCGCCAACCTTGAATTTGTCACGAGCCTGAGACATATTCTTGAATGCTTCATTAGCCGTTTCAGCCATTTCGCTCATACGTTGCTCTTGTTCTTCTGCTTTCCTTGATTTTGACAAGAAGACGTCTATAACAGAAGAGAAGGCTGCAAACCCTGCAAGCGGAGCCAAAAGACTTGCTGCGGATGCGGCTGCCGCCTTAGCAGCCGTGCCAACCAATGAGAATCCAATGCGAAGACCTGTAAGTCCTTTTGTAAGCCATGAGAGATTGCCTGATCTTAAAGCGGCCATAAGTCTCAATTGGGAGATCGTAAACCTGCTTGTGGCAATGGTTGTCTGTGCAAGCATGTTCTTGTATCTACCAGAGACCGCAATCTGTTCAAGTTGTGCTTTAGTAACTCCAAACGTGGCAGCGGCAAGTTCGGCATCTGCAACAGTTACTTTCTTTGTCGCAACTGCCTGCAAGAGTTGAGCCTTTGTTATCTGGCCAGTCGTAACATAGCGATCAATCATGGATGCACTAAGTTTGCCGTTAGACAATGCGGCTGCAATCGTGTTTGCGTTAAGGTTGTTTGTGGCCCAATTGGTTGCAATTATGGCAGACCTGTAAACGCCAAATACTGCAACAGCCTCACCAATGACCATTATTACCTGTTTCCAGTTTCTCGACATTTCAGTTGCACCTATTGCAAATGATTTCAGCATGTCACCAATCTGACTCTCAGCAATCTCTCCGTACATAATGTCAAAGGAGTCTTTTAGGTTCTTAAACCTTGCGGAAAGAGACTCTGAAATCTTCTCCTGCATGTTATAGAACTGCCCTCCCTCGTCAGTCATTCGTCTGATCTGTTCAACGACATCTTCATAGGAAACCTGACGTTTTGAAATACGTTTCTGAACTTCTGCCGTGCTGACAGCCCTCTTTTCAACCTCAGAATAGTAGTCGGCAAGCATCTTCAGCATTGGGATGTTATTCATGCTGAATTGACGGAGCGTGATACCTGTGAGATAAGTAGCAGATTTAACATGACCCAAAGCCAATGCCAAACGTCCAATATCCTGACCAGCACCAGCGGAAATATCTGCAAGACGCTTTGTCATACCAAAAAGTTCGCTCTGCTCAATTCCGTATGCGGCCAACTGCTTGGAATATTGGTCAAGTTCAACTACGCCAAAAGGTGACTTGATGGCCAAGTTCTTAATCTGCTCAAACAGTGTATTTGCCCTTGCAATATCTCCGACTATAGCACCCATTGAGATACGTTGTTTCTCAAGTTGACCACCTATATCAATTACATTGTTCAGAAATTGTCTGGCAGCATCTACGGCAAACAGAGAACTGAGTGCAGATCCAAGTCTTGTTGAAACATGTATTCCGTTAAAAAGAGTTGAGTTTAATCTGATGCTGTCACTATTCAGTTGCTTTGCAGCATCAGCCGCCTCTTTCTTAGCCGTTGCAGTTGCCTTTGTTGCTTTCCCGTATGCCTTCTGAGTGTCCAACATTGTCTGGAGGTTTGCCTTCTCTTTTGCAAGTTCTGCCCTTGCATCATAATAAGCATCTCTTCTTTGCGCACCTCCCAATCTTTGCCACAAAGAATAGTATCTTTCAACAGCGGCATTTAAATCATTGACAAGTGACTGTTGCCTAAGTATTCTCTGACTTAAATCATCAAGACCAGAAAAATTCAGTCCTGCACTTTTTGTGGCATTTCTTACGTTATTTACAATAGCCTGAGTATCTGCTGATAGTTTTATTTGAAACACCTCGCTTGACAGGCGGTGCTTGAGGTCATTTACCATCTGAGTGTACGACGCAGGGTCGTAGTTCATCTTCAGTGCATCGAGGATGCTCTGGTTGCCTTGACTGATTTTATTCTTCAACTGAGTGAGGTCGATGTCCGCACCAAACCACAAAGTACCCAAGTTCGCCATAATCGTTATTCTTTTAATTTATACCAAAACTTTGTGGCAAAAATATAATTTATTTCCATATTACTTAAATTTTCACTTAAAAATTTGCTAATATGCGATAAAAATATATATTTGCAACCGATAATCAGGATAACTTCAATGAGCAAGACGTGGGATATTAAGGGCATCAGGACTGTAAACAACACCCAGCAGGCCGTCACCATCGCCACCGTGCATGAACTTGAGTATCATGGCGAGTGGATGAGTGACGAGTATGTCACCGTGTCCGTCAAGAGTCCAGAACCCATCGACTTCCATTTCGGCGACTATGTTATCTACAGGTCTGAGAAGTTCAGCATCAACTACGACCCGAACGTCGTCAAGAAGGCAGGACGCGGCAAGTATGGAGAGGGATTCGTGTATGACAACATCAGGCTATACAGCGACGCATCGAAGACTAAGAGCATCGACTTCAAGGATGTGGTGCTTGCCGACAACAACATAGCATACACCTCTCTCAGCGCGTTCTCGTTCTACGCAGAAAGCATAGAAGACCTTGCAGACCGCCTACAGGCAAACCTCAACAGGGAGTCCGCTGGATGGAAGGTCTACACTCCCAACCGCACAAGATACCTGCAGAGAGTGGAATTGGATCAGGACAGCACATGGGCTGGCTACTACCCGTCACTTGATTCCCAGCAGAAATACAACGAAATCCTCGGTGAGACTGACATCAACGTTGACATTACAGACACCGACAGGTGCTGGGAGGTGATGAAGATGTCGTATGAGAAGTTCGGCCTCGCCTACTATGTAACGGGCAAGAACGTGGTGATAGGCGGTGACGCCATCGTCGCAGACCATATCTTCCGCTATGGCAAGAATCTCGGCATGTACGAGATAGAGCGCACATCAGACGAGAACCAGGAGATAGTGACGAAACTGTTTGCCTACGGAAGTGAGAAGAACCTGCCGACAAACTACTATGCCAACGTATGCAACCGCTACAAGGCGAAGGTCGTTGAGATACAGTCCGTTTATTGGCAGAGATACATCATTGAGATACCATGCAGCAGCACGTATTTCACGAGCAGGTATGGCGAGTTCGTCGCCTTCAATGTCCATATCAGCGGCAACGCGACAAACACAGACCCGTTGTGGAAGAACGACATCATTGCCACCATCAGTGCCAAGTACGACGGTCAGGATGCACCTACAGGATGCTGCTATATCACGCTCAACAACAGGCAGGCGGTCAGCGCACCCCTCCTTGTCGGTGACGAGGTTTACTTCAACGAAGGCATCAACATTGAAAACTGGCCTACCGACAGCGACCATGTTGACCACATAGACAACTACCCGTCGCTTCTCACCGTCAACAAACTGATGCTGCCAGGCTTCCCGACGAAGAGCCTTGACGATTGGGTGCTTGAGAAGATAGAGAGCACAAGCGGTGACGAGAAGGCGCAATGGGAGGCTTTCTATGACAAGTACACATTCTCCACAGACAAGCGCGATCCTTGGGTGATGTCATCCAATGCAGGTGTCATTGGCATCTGGGAAGGTCTTGTGAACTACGACGGAAGCCAGCAGAAGGAGATATGCCCGACGATAGACAACACGTCATCCAATGCCGTGCACAGCGCACAGGTCATCTACGACAACGGCTATCTTGAGGCAGGTGCAGACATCAGGTTCTTCATCAACGTGTATCGCGGTGACGAATACCTCGACTGGAAGATGGCCTACGACACTGCACCTAACAAGGATGATGTATATGTCGAGATGCGGAGCGGGTTCTGTACCGGCAGGAAGTTCAAGGTCATCAGCGTCGATGAAGACCAGCAGAGCGGCACGGACGTTTGGAAACTGACATGCGAGAGGGAGAAGGACACTTCCCTTGACCGTTATTTCCCGTACTTTGACAACGACACGAGTTGGTATTGTCAGGTACTGTCTGATGACACGTTTGTCGTAACTGGCATACAGATGCCGAAGGAGTATGTCGACGCAGCCTCGGAGAAGATGCTGATAGCGGCCTGCGGATACCTTGACAAGCGCGACCACATGCGCTATACATATCTCCCGAAGATTGACGAGAATTACATGCAGCGTCAGGATGACTACATCAAGAGCGGAGACACAGGCCAGGAGCAGATATACGGCACGGTGTCATACCACGACACGCTGAGACCTGGAGTGAAACTGCAGTTCCTCGACGCAGACCTCGGCATAGAGAGATATGAGAGCGCATCGACAACAGCACCGTTCATCGACTCCATCACCATCAAGGAGAACGGCAACAACGGAATACCGACGTATGACGTCGTGATGCGTGACGAGAAGGAGAAGGGAACGCTCGAGAAGATCATCGATAAGATAGAGGACCTGACGGCCAACCCTCCCGTGCAGGTCGTGGAGAGGCAGCAGAGAACGCTTCAGACCATCGAGTACGAGTCATGGGTGCAGGGCGGACTATACTACCACGAGGACATCAATACGGAGACCAACACCCTTGAGCAGTCAATGGTGTGGCATCGCGGATGCCTGTGGATGTGTCTCAGGACGCTCACGGCTCAGGAACCATGGTTTTCAAATGCAGACTGGGCTTGCGTGAGGGCGAACAACATAAGCCTCGGATTCTACACAAGCCTCGTTGACCCCATGCCTATCTACGGCCTGAACGTCAGACCAGCAAGCATCGACGAGACGGTCGTGCCTTTCCTGCTCATTGGGCAGGAGGACATATCGTCGATAGTGACGAACTGGGCATGGGTGCGTGACAGCGGCAACCCTGAACTTGACGCGGTATGGAGCGGCAACCATACAGGACTCGGCCAGCGGGTATTACACCTGACAACGGCTGACTTCCCCTCTGGATGGGACGTGAACGGAGGAAAGGTGATGTTCACCTGTACCGCCACATTCCCATTTGACAATGACAATGCACAGATTAGTAACCAGATAACAGTAACATAGCAAGGATATGAAGACGTTAGTAAACATGGCGAGGCCTGTGGTGATGACCACGAACCGTGAGCCGCTGGATCTGCAGTTAAGCATCAAGCAGCGCAGCGGTGACCCGCTGACCCAGACACAGGATGCAACGGCGAACACATGGGTTCCCGACAGAACGGTGACGCCGCTGATACTTGACCCTGACATCAAGGCATACGACCCCGAGAAGAGGGCGTTCATCACCATCGGAACGGGATACATAAACTGGTATGTCGGTGAGATTAAGAATTGGGACAGAAGTACCGAGACGGGACTTGTAGGCTCTCCTACGGAGTCGGAGAACTACTACCTTGAGTATTCTGGCGGCAACAAGACGGGAAGCCTTGTTGTGAGGAAGAACATCAACTACCAGAATCCAGTAACGCTGATATGTGTCGTTGACTTCACGGACTCAAGCCGTGCCGAGGAATACCGCGTTGAGACGTCTGTGATGCTGACTACCGAGAACAGGCCAGACGAGTTCTACAACGTGAAGATCAACACGCCGTCCATCATAGAGTACAGGCCTTTCACTGACGCTTCAAGCACAAGGGTTCTGACGGCAGTTGCATCAAAGGGAAACACGATCCTTGAGTTCCCGTACACGAACGGCATCAAGTATTTCTGGTACTACCTGAACGCAGGTGCATGGACGCTGATACCCACCAACGGCACCTACCCCGCTTATGTAAGCGGCCAGAACACGGACACGCTGACACTTGACGCCGCCTACATCGAGCATGAGACCATCAAGGTGATGATAGCCAAGAACGGTACATACACACCTGTCGGCAGTCCTTCGGGCAACCCGAAGACGAACGGCTATTTTGAACTCAACAACGACGTCTATTACCCGAGTTCAGACACCTCCGTAGCAAGCGGCAAGACATACTACACGCTCTCGACATCAGCATCGCAGCCCGACTGTGACGCCATATCTCAGGTAGAGGTGGCAAGGGTGCTTCCGAGGATAGAGGCACTGCCGTATTGCACTGGAGGCTCTGCCGTCACCGTCGGAGACAGCAAAAGGGAGTTCTTGGCGGTCATCTCAATGGATGCCGTTGACATGAGCGATGCTCTGAGGGAAGAGTACATACGGCTGAACTGGAAGAGCAAGCCGACGAACAGCAACACGGTCACAGATAGGGGATGGGGCAATGCCGTTGAGATACCTGCATCTGAACTTATGAACACGGGTGACGTGAACACTGAGGTCTATTGTGACATCGGTGTCCTTGGCCCCTTGGGTATCCTGACGGACGACTCGCCAGGTGGCAGCGGGTATGTCACCGACGACTCTCCTGGAGGCAGCGGATATGTCATTGGAAGGGTTTAACGATAAAAAAGACGAGATATGGTAAAAGAAAAGTATTTCACGGCGTCGGCGGAGTTGACAAGACGCGCAGGCATCATTGAATCACGTTACCGCACGAAGGAAGGACGGTATGTCATAACAGGCAACGACTTGCAGAAGTTGAGCCTTGTGATGACACCAGAGGAGTTCATTGGCGGCATCGACGTGGTGGAAATCAGCGAAACAGAGGCTAAGAGGCTTATATCCGAAGGTGGCTACCATCTCGGAGAGTTGTATGAGAATACGGAGGAGGTTTCCGAAGAGGCTCCCGTCGAGGAAGTTCAGGAAGAGCCGCAGGAAGAGACATCATCCGAGGAAGAACAGGCAAACGAAGAGGAGGTATAATGTATGGGACAAGTAAGTAACAGGTTCTTTGTGACGAGCATCAAGGACGGTACGTTGGTGACCGCCGCAATATATTCAGACACTACCCTTGCGCAGTTGATAACACCGGGAACGAATGCAAGTTCACCAGACTGGACTGATCCTAACGAACAGCCTACCGTCTGGTGTGTCGTAAGGGCAGGTGCAACGACAAAGGCTCCATCATCATTCAAGTGGTATCTTAACGGAGATGAGATACTGTTCCCTGCCAACCCCACTACGGGAACGGCAAGCACAAACTTTGACGGAATATTCAAGTGGGCTAATGTAACCGTTGACGGAGAGACATGTGCCGCTCTGAAGATTGCAGGAAACATCATCACTATCACGAACCAGGACAACGACGTGCTGACTTGCAGCGGATATGTTGAATACAATGGCGCACAGATTGAATATACCGTGAACACCACCATCCGTATGTCAACATTGTCAGGCTCAGGCTACTACGGATGGATTTCTGGTGACTCGTATGTGACATCACAGTCTGCCTCTGCCGTGATGAAGGCAAGGCTTCGCACTGCGGACGGAACGGTGAACAACTTCTTTACCAAATGGTATCGTGAGGGAATAGACACAAGCCAACCATTTGCAACGGCTCAGTCGGCCAATGGCGGTGAGACGGGTGTCGCTCAGGTAAGCATCCTCGGCTCTCAGATAACAGACTACGTTGTCATGCGCGTCGATTACTATGAGAGCAGCAGTTCAACAGACATCCTCTATTCAGCATATTGGGATGTCGATGACATGGAAGACGACGAGGAGATGTATATGTGCTCCTACGTGGTGAACAACGTCAAGGGAGGCCTCGACGTATCGCTGCGTGAGGGACAGAGCGTACAGATGCTTGTCTGGATGGGCAAGCGTGGCGACCAGACGAACATCGACGCAAGGTATCAGGTGGCAGGAAGCACATACAAGTGCCGCATCCTTGACTCTGAAGGTGCGACCATCACGAACTACACGGACAGCGGAGTGACTACTGGCAGCGGCTCGTTGGTCGTTGACGCAAACGGCTTCCTGAACATAAAGAGTTCGGCCATCACCATCCCTGGCGTCACGGGAACGAAGGTCGGCGGAAGCATCATCATCCCCGCCACGTTTGCCGACGCACACGGCGGGAAGTTGACTGGTATCGTTGTCGTAACAGCATAGTGTGATATGACTTCATTGGAGGTAAGCAGACATTTCACGATCAACGTCATACACGATGGCGAGAACTCCGTGCGCATCGACCTCAGCAACGAGGCCGACATGATTGCCTGTGATGCCGACGGCAAGGTTCTCTACCAGCGCAGCATAACGACGGTTGTGAAGTTATACGACGGGGCATCACCAGTTACGTCTGGAATATCCATCACGGCATCGAGCATCAAACTGGCAGGCATAACACCTACTGTGACGGCTGTTGACTCGACGGGAAGTATAACGGTGTCTTGGTCGTTCCCTGCATCCACGGCACTCTCATCTGCATCATACTCCGTGAACATACCGATAACCTACGGAGGCGTGACATATACCGCCATGTTCACCCTGACGAAGACGCAATCGGAGGCCATCTATCAGGTGCTCCCTTCAAAGTCTGCTATATCGTTTGCCGTCAATGCCAGCAACGAGTACACCCCAGAGACAAACTACATCGTCTGCGGCTACACGAAGTACACTGGCAGCGGAACGGAGACGGTAGAGTCGTATGCCAGTGTTATAGACTCAAAGTACAGGATTTGGTATCGCTACATCAAGCCAGATGGAACGCCACACACAAGCGTTGACATAGTGAACGCGGAGGGCTGGCTGGTGTACGGTAGGACTGTTGAAAATCCTCTTCCTATAAGCAGGGACATAGCATATATCGCCGTTGAGTTCGCTATCATGGCCTATACCTCCAGTGCCACATCTTCCAGACCTTCAAGTACGGACATCGTTGACAAGGAGAGCGTACCCATCGTCAAGAGCGGGAAGAAGGGCGACCAGGGAGCGCAGGGTGCCCAAGGCCCCACAGGACCTACGGGACCGCAGGGAGAGTCGGCGGTCATCTATGAACTGGTGTCCGAGCCTACGCAACTCAAGACGAACGCCTCAAGGACGAACGTCAGCACGGCTGTCGTGAAGGCATACAAGACTGTCGGCAGCAGCACCTCGCAGTACACGTCGGGAACGATAACGGCTACACCTTACGACATCAACGGCACTGCGCTCTCGGCTCTGACGGGAAGCACGTCCGTGACGATCAGCACGAAGGCACAGGTGGGACCATCCTCGTATGCCGACGTTGACAAGTGGGAAATCGGACTTGTCATCAGCAATGTCGTCGTGGCAAGGCTCACCGTCGATGTCATTACGAGCGGGCCTACGCTGAGGGGACCGAGGGTGTTCGTCCCGAAGGACAACTACTCATACAAGAGCGGTGCCAACGGTGAGGGGTTCTTGGACCTCGTGATATACAACGACCTGTACTACCAGTGCATAAAGTCGTATGTAGAGCAGACTGGTGACACGCACACGCCCGGCTCTTCTCCCACATACTGGCTGCAGGCTACTGGCTTTGACTTCGTGGCCACTAAGGTGCTGTTTGCACAGAGGGCGAAGATAGAGAACCTGTATGTCGATGACCTTGAGATGCGCAAGGACAGCAAGTACACGAAGATCAGCGAGGGCAACTTCGAGATAGGCACATACACGGAAGACCAGGGCACTTACACCGATTCCGTATCCTACCGCGTGAACATCAAGAGGGTGCTCAAGAACAACGTGTGGAAGAACTACGCGGTGCTGGAGTTCCTTGAGGACGGCGAGGTGATAGGACAGATAGACAGTTCCCTGTTCGGTAACATCAAGAACATATCCGACACATGGGACTCCGACAACTTCTACAGGTATTCCTCCTCGACGAGTTCGACAAGGCCGGCAGACCCGAGTTGGGCAACCATCTTCAACCAGGTCGGTACGCAGTATTTCCAGTACAGCGAGGGATATGTCCAGAACGGCAGCACCATTACTTATAATGACTCAGGCACATCGACCCACTCGCAGAAGAACCAGAAATGGTTCGACAGGATGGACAAGGATAACGTCGCCTCACAGACATGCATGCCGAACGGATGGTACGTGCGGTGTACGGTGAAGAGTTATATCGTCACCAACGATGGCGTCAGTTACAGGCAATACTACATGGAGGTCTATCGCTCAGTCATACAGTCGTCAGGCAGCACCTACTACGGCAGCGAACTGACAGCAAGAGGAATCATCCTCGGTCCTATGGAGCCAGTACAAGTAACACCAGTATAAAAGAAAGGAGAACAACATGAAGATCGTAAAGAATGACATTTTCCCGTTCGAGGGATTTTTGGCAATGACCATCTGGCCGATTGTGTTCGTGAGGAACGGATACAACTTCGACAAGATTGACGAGAGGCATGAGATGATACACGGCGAGCAGCAGAAGGAGATGATCCCAATAGGCATCGCCCTTGCCGTCATCCTCTTCCTTCTCGGCTGCGGATGGTGGTCTCTCCTCGCCCTGCCCGTTTACCTCATACTGTATGTCGGCGAGTGGCTTGTGAGGGTAATGCTCCTTGGTTTCAAGGGTGAGTGGTATCACTCGCACAAGGCATACCGCGCCATATCCTTCGAGCAGGAGGCCTACTTCTTCGAGACGGACAGCGGATACCTTTCCCGTAGGCCGCATTTCGTGTGGGTGAGGTACTTATTCAAGGACTATAACAAATAGACATAGCAATGAAAGAGAAGTTTTTTACAAGGAACAACGTGGTACTTTTTTCCATCGCGTTCATGGTTACGCTGCTGACTGCCATCATCTGCAGTATGTGCGGTGCGGAGAGGATAACGGTGCTTCTGACTGCACCGATGTTGGGGGTTCTGAGCGTCATGGGCATAGGCGGTCTCTTCACCATAGAGGACATGCCGATGCCTGTCGGTCCTGAGCCTGGTTTCCTCGGTGTCATTGTCGGGACACTTCTGTCACTATTCATTTTCTAACAACACGTAATTATTAACAACTTAAAAATTATACAATCATGGGAGCATTAAAAGCAGCCTTAACGGCAATATTCAACGCACATGGTGATGCTAATCTTACGAGTAGCATGAAAGTGCCTTATTTCGATTCTTCAAACAACCCTTATGGACTGTCATCCATGTCAGCCCTTGCATCAGTTCTGTGCGAAACAACTAATAGCGTTTCTTCTTATACTGATTTTAACTCTATAACTACATCGGGTCAATATGTATTCTCATCAACCCAAATCACAGGAAAAGAGCATGCCCCATCTGAATCTGCTGGATGTCTTTTAGTATTAGGAGGTTCGATGATAAGACAAATTTACTTTGAAAACAGTTCAGATAACAAAGTATTTATAAGAAAGAATTTTGCTTCACAAGGATGGAGTGCATGGGTTAGATTATAAAGGGAGGCTTAGACCTCCCTTTAATTATAGCGCATCCAAGTACGGTTTCAGCGCAGAGGCAAGCGAGGCCAAATCTGTTGACGAAGCAAGAAGTCCTGCAAGTGAAGGTATTTTCTGCCAAGCCGACCATCCATCTGTTTGTTTCCAGATACTCCTGAAATACCAGTAAGCCGTATTGCCGTTTTCAATATACACTTGGACACCGTATATTTCCCTGTTAAAGCACAATAGATAACCTTTTGTCGCTGTTGATGGTGGAGTGTGGGCGCTGCCATTAGTAGCTGCAGTCCTGTATATTCCAAAAGTAACATCATCCCAGTCGGTGTCATTGGTTATTTTGGACGTATCTACTTTGCAAAAAGGAATATATGCGCACAGAACAAATAGAGGAAGCCTACTGACGCAGACCCCCTCTCCCTTGATCCATGCTATGTAAATAGCGGTGCAAAGATAGGTCTTTTTCTCGGAAGTTGTTCTTTCCATTAACAACATTTAGAATCTTTTCGGTATCATATATTGCTACCCGTTTGTTACCTTGAATGCTTTCTTGAGTGACTTTTCGAGTTGTTTCGTGGTGGTCTCAGCGTAGTGCGATGAAGTGGTTTCGAGTCGTGCGTGGCCGAGTATCTGCTGTATCTCCTGCATCTGTAGTCCGTAGAGGTTGAGCAAGGTTGCTGCCGTGTGGCGAGAGATGTGGTAAAAAATCCGCTTCTTTATCCCTGCTTTCTTCGCTATCTCTTTCAACGCCTTGTTCACCGTAGAGTTATGCCCGATGTCCGCGAACTCCTCGACTGAGCCGTACCTTCCCATTATCTCCAGAGGCCTGCCGTGAAAGAGCGATGCAAGCGGAATCTTGACCATGCCGCGTGTCTTCTGCTGTTCAAGGGTGAGGATATTGTTCCTGATGTTCTCTGTCCTCATGTTGGTGAAGTCCGAATACCTCAGTCCTGTCATGCAGCAGAACACGAAAGCATCCCTTATGTGTGCCTCCCTGCCTTCGAGGCATATACGTGAGATGCGCCTCAGTTCCGTCTCAGTAAGATGCTCACGCCGTGCCGTCATATTGCCTATCTGTATCTTGTCGAAGGGATTGCTTGGTATGACATCCCTTATATGCGCCTGATGGAGCAGCGAGCGCAGTGACTTGAGCCTCCCCTTGACGGTGTTCTCCGAAAGCCCTTTCTTCCTCATGGACTCACGGTATCGGATGATGATGTCATAGTTCACCTCCTCGACGGTAAGCGAACCGAACTCCTTCTCCATGTCCCTGACAAGGTAGGTGTATGACCTTCTCGTTGTCTTGCACCGTGAGGAGTCGTTGTCGATGACGGCGTGCATGAAGTCCTTGAGCCTTGCCGATGGTGTGGCGTGGTATGTGAGGGCATCGTGCAGCGTCCTCAGCGTAGGCTCCTTGCCTCGTTGCAGGAACTCGAACTCTATGCGCTGTAGTTCTATGAGCCTGTCGAAGAGGTACTTGTTAATCTGCGAGGCAAGCGGGTGGTTTACGACCTTCACTCCATCCCAGTCCTCTGGACGCAGATAGACGTTTGTTGACAGGTACATCCTCTTTCCGTCCTGTAGGCACTCCACCTGTACGAGTGCCTGTCCGTTTCTGTTTAGTTGGTGCTTGCGGTTATACACAAGCCTGAATCTGATTAATCTATACATAGTAGTAATAATGTTTGGTTTGTTAATGGGCTGCAAAGATAAAAAAATTATGCGACAATCCAATAAAAATAAAGTTCTTTGAACTTTAAGTTTGCAAAAATTTGCTAAATATTTGGAAAGAACGGAAAAATTGTCTATCTTTGCGGCAACAACAACACAAACATTTTAAAATAAAGATGATAGACCAGATCAAGAACGTGATAGTAGGCATCCTGATTGCCATACTTGCCTACTTGGAACCGATAGAAGGGGAACTGAAGACTCTTTTTCTGATTTTCTTCCTAAATTTCCTTTTTGGCTATTTGAGTGGTATGGTAAAAGGTGAGGATTTCTCGCTGAAGAAAGCCCTTGTGTGTGTAGGACACGCCACGATATTCTTTGTGCTTTGCGCGGCAGTGTTAGCCGTTGGGAAATTCAAGGGGCAGATGGCTGGAGCCGTGCAGTGCGTATCGTTCATCACTTATCTGATTATATACTTCTACGGACTCAACATTCTTAGGAATCTGAAGAAGATATTCAAGGAAGGCACGGCGCCCTGGCATGTCGTTAATACGCTTTATTACATCCTGCGGTTCAAGTTCATCGAGAACATCCCGTATCTTAAAGAATATCTTGACACGCAGAAGCAGGATGAGAACCATCATACAATTCTAAACAAGGACGATAACTGATATGGCTATGATGATTACTCAGTTCCAGATACGGCAGGCTGTTCCGGAGGTTGACGAAAGCAGGCTCAATGAGTTTGTGGCATCGTTTAATATGTGGGCCATTCATTTTGGCATTGACTCACCCCAAAGAATAGCACATTATCTTGCACAGGTGATGACGGAGAGCGGCGCACTGAGATACACCGTTGAGAACCTGAATTATTCCAAGGAGGGTCTTCTTTCCACGTTTCCGAAGTATTTCAATGCCTTAAACGTGAGCGCATACGCGAGGAATCCGCAGAAGATTGCCAACAGGGTCTATGCCAACCGCATGGGCAATGGCTCGGAAGGAAGCGGTGACGGCTATCGCTACAGAGGGCGTGGTTTTATACAACTGACGGGTCTTGACAACTATAAGGCGTTTGCGAAGTCGGAGTGCTGCACGGAAGATGTGGTGCAATACCCTGACAAGGTTGCCAACTACTACCTTAACCAAGTCAGTTCGATGTGGTATTGGGAAAAGAACAAACTGAACGATATTGCAGACAAGGATGACGGCAAGAACGGCGAGGAGATAGTCCGTCAGATCACACGCAAGGTCAACGGAGGCACTAACGGACTCAGCCAGCGTCGTGCTTATTACAGACAATTCACAAAAGTATTCAATATATGAAAGGTTATAGATTTTATCTATGGTATCTCCTATTCGTGGCATTTGTTGTTGTCTCAATACTATGCCTGACGGGATGCAAGACGGTGAAAAGCACGGAGAGCGAAAGGGAATACAACAGGATATCGTCATTGACTGACAAGATGGATTCTCTGTTTAAGTTCACAGCCACATGGCAGCAGAGTATATACGAGAAGCAGACATCGCTCATTGACAGCATACGGGAGAAGGAGAAGAACGACTCCATCCATACCGTCATCATCAATGAGAAAGGTGACACCATAAAGGAAACCATCATCATAGAGCGCATTATAGAGAATGAACATAGCACGAACAGCAAGGAGAGTGAGACGATAATCCAACTCCAAAGCCGGATTGACTCGCTTGTCCGTCTTACCGTTGAGAACAAGGAACTGACGGACTCCCTGCTGAAAGAACGCAATAAAGAGACGGTCATCGAGAAACAGCCCACATGGTGGCAGAAGGTCACGCAGAAGATAGGTGGCTACGCAATCGGAATCTGTGGTTTTTTCATCATATTATTTGTTGCATTAATATATCGCAAACTTCGGCGGAAGATACAATTATAATCAGGTTTTTAGGTTAATAATACTGTTTTATGTTAGTTGAATAATTAGGCATTTTAGTTTTTTGATAGTAAAATGATTTTGTTAGCGTACATCTTTAGCCAACATCTTTGAGACAAAGACATAAGCCCAAATCCCGCCGTCCGTGAGGATAGCGGGATTCTTTTAATCCTTCTTACGCCATAGTTCCATAACGATGATAATGACAAAGCACAACGCAATCAGTTTGATTATTCCGTATAATGTGAACATAGCCTATTCCTTTGAATATGTTCTAATTACAAACATATACGAAACAATAGTAGCCAGCAATGCTGTCACCTCTCCTTCAAACTCCAGGACCTTGATAGTTGCCAAAAGCAGTATCAAAAATGCCCAGAATAGATAAAACCAATCAAACCATTTCATACGCTTTCCTCCATATATTTCTTAAAATCGTTATAACCTCTATCAGTACAGCGTTTCTTAACCCAACCCAAGGCTTTCTCCAGCACGGCATTTGCACCTTCATAATATGCTTCCTCTATCTCATCGAGCATCACAGGGTCTTTAATGCCGCACTTTTCCCTGTAGTCTCTATAGGCTTTTGCCATTTCTTCTATCTTACTCATTGCCTTTCTATTTTATAGGGTTATGTTCTGTCTCCAACCACTTACACACCTTCCTGAACTTAGGAGCATCCTCTGGTCTCAGGACTATTTCATCAAAATCACCATACTTGCACCTATAGCCGAAGATATACTTGATGCCTGTCCACAGCCTTGTCCAGAATGGAAGTGGTACAAGGTGGATGGTCACATAGACATCACTATCAGCATCCAATACCCTGAATAGCATCTGATGCTCTGGGTTCTCACACTGGCATAATACAATCTCTTCAAACTCTTTCATTGCTGCCTCCTTTCTTAATTGTTGATATATTGAACCTTGATTGCCATAATAACATATCCCTCTTTACAATAGTTTGAGTCATCAATCATGTAAGTTACCTCGGCAGTTATCTCTCTACCAGTATAACCACCATTAAGCCACTCTTGCAAATGAAGAATGTCATACACTTGATAGTTCCTGTCATTGAACCTAACCTCGAATGTTTTCTTTCCTGATTCTATTGCCCTGTAATATTCAGGCAGAATCTTGATGTAGTGATGTTGTCTGCTCATTTTTCTATCTCCTTATATTTGCCGTTACACTTTTTCTTTCTTTTCTTTAGATTGTCAGTCAGGA